TCAGAGCTAATCCCATATGTGAACAACGCCCGGACGCATAGCGATATATACGCAATGGAACTAAGCCCAGCCTACGTTGACGTCGCCGTTAAGCGGTGGCAAGACTTCACTGGTGAGGTCGCCAAGTTGGAAGGAACGGGGGAGATTTTCCCGACCCCTATGGAGCAGCCAGATGCCGCGTAAGAAAAAGAAGGTTACAAAGCCGCCATACAAGCGAACAGCCGAGGACGCGGAAGTGGTCTCGATGATGGCCGCAATAGGAACAAGCCAGGAGAACATAGCCCGCTGTGTGGGCGGGGGAATCGACGTCAAGACGCTGACGAAATACTACAGGGACGAGATAGACACGGCGTGGATAAAGGCAAACGTCAAGGTCGGTGGTGCAATGTATAACAAGGCAGTGAGTGGTGATGTGGGCGCTCAGAAGTATTGGATGGGCTGCCGCGCTGGATGGAAAGAGACAAGCGTTAATGAGCTTGTAGGCAAGGACGGGAAGGAGATTAACCTTTGGGGAACCGGGGAGTAATCGGCAAGGCGTCCGCTGTCTTCGACGACATGAAGAGGCCAAGCCGGTACAAAGCACTCTATGGAGGGCGAGGTTCCGCCAAGAGCCACTTCTTCGCCGAGGCGCTAGTGGGATGCGCCGCAGAGAGCAAGGGCTTCCGCGCCGTCTGTATTCGTGAAGTCCAGAAGACGCTGAAGGAATCAGCCAAGCGGCTCATCGAGGACAAAATTGCTGTGATGGGTTTCGCAGATAGGTTCGAAGTGCTCCACGACAACATCAAGACGCCGGCTGGTGGGGTTATCATCTTCCAGGGTATGGTGGATCACACAGCGGAGTCCATCAAGTCGCTGGAAGGTTTCAACGTGGCATGGTGTGAAGAGGCTCAGACGCTCTCGGCTAAGTCCCTGGAGCTTCTACGACCGACGATACGAAGCCCAAGGTCAGAGTTGTGGTTTAGCTGGAACCCCAGGAGCGCTTCCGACCCTGTAGACGAGTTCTTCCGGGGATTGACGCCACCTGAGAACGCCATCATTAGGCGGATAAGCTATGAGGACAATGATTTCTTCCCAAATGAACTCGAAGAAGAGCGACGGCATGATTTCAAGCATAACCCAGATCGGTATGCTCACATCTGGCTGGGTGAATACGAGCCGCAAGCCATCGGAGCGATCTGGACTCGTCAGATGATCCATGACGGCAGGATAGAGCGGACAGAAGAACAAATAGCCGAGATGATGGAGAGAATCGTCGTCGCCGTCGATCCTGCGGTGACTGACACTGAGACATCTGACGAGCATGGTATATGCGTCTGCGGCTATGGACATGACGGTAGGGGCTATTTGATCGAGGACGCATCCCTAACTGGCTCTCCGCACCAGTGGGCCACCAGGGCGGTTGCGATGTATGACAAGTGGTCCGCAGATGCTATTGTCTACGAGCGCAACCAAGGCGGTGATATGGTGCTTTACACGCTGCAAACAATTCGCAAGTCTGCCCATTACATCGACGTATGGGCCGCCAGGGGCAAGCACGTCCGAGCGGAGCCAATCAGCGCCTTGTATTCAACCGGGAGGGTTAGCCATATCGGCTCCTTCCCAGAATTGGAATCACAGCTTTGCATGTTCACATCAAGCGGCTATGATGGCGATGACTCGCCTGACAGGGCCGAGGCGATGATATGGGGCATGACTGAGTTGTTTCCCAAACTAACTACGGAAGTCAATGCGCCGGTGACTGTGGCACCAGCAATAGAGGGAGGTTGGATGGGATGACTGAATACGGAAAGAAGACGGCAACCACCGACGACACAATGGCGAAACAACTGATCGCCGCCCGTTACACTTACCACCGGCAGATGATAACCAAGTATGCCAGTCATCCAGATGGTGACGCCCTGTATCGACGCTCGATGCAGAACTATGACGACATTATCGCCCGCGCTGGTGAAGGCGGGTCGCAAGAGGCAAATATCGGGGACATGGAAAAGGGGTTTTATCTGTGAAATAAGAATGTGCGGTCACAATATGCGTCAGTGTAGGAAACGATACTGGTCTTTCAGTGGTGTCCACCTCACGCACCACTACGAGAAGCGGCGCTAAGTTGTGGACTCAAAACCCGATGCCGGGGGCGGGCGCATATATCCCCCGTCAGCGTACCCCGAGAACAGACCTATGGAAAAGGGGTTTTATTTATAGCCGAACCTTGATACTATTCCGCAACACACCGCAGTGTTGCGGCATATCCTTCGATGGAGGTTTCTAGTGGCTTACCGGGACAACAACGACAAGGTGACGGATGATGTCATAAAGGACGCCATTGAGCGCTTCGAGGATTCTCAGGAGGGATCAGAATACAACCGGGAGGCATACTATGAGGACTTCCGCTTTGCTAGGCTGTCAGACCAGTGGCCCGACGCTATCAAGAAGCAGCGCACCCAGGAAGGCCGTCCCGTTCTCGTTATCAACAAGCTCCCCGCGCTCATCCGCGCCGTCGTCAATGAATCTCGCCAGAATAAACCCGCCATTCAAGTCCAGCCTGTAGACAACGGGGCAGACGAAGATACTGCTGAAGTCATCGCAGGACTTGTGCGCTCTATTGAGCGTGGCTCATCCGCCGAGGTGGCATATGACACGGCGATAGATCAAGCCGTAACGGGCGGCTTCGGATTCTTCCGCATTGGGATTGATTACGCTCACGACGAAACCTTTGACCTTGAGGCCAAGATTGAGCGCATTCCGAATGCCCTTCAAGTTCATTGGGACACATCGTCTACGCGGTTTGACGCCGCCGATTGGGAGTTTGCTTTCGTATCCGAGCAGATTACGCAATCCGAATATGAGCGGCGTTATCCTGGGGCGTCCTTAGTCCAGTTTGAAGGCGATAGCCGTGATGACGCGTCCGATCAATGGATTGACGAGGATGAGATCAGGGTTGCCGAGTATTTTCTCCGTGTCGCCAAGAAGCGCACGTTGATCCAGCTTGAAGTTCCCAACCCAGAGACGGGCGAGATGGACTTGATCGCTGTTCGTGAAGACGACCTTCCGAAGATGGCTGAACAGTTTTTCGCTGCTGGTGGCATCCAGACAGGCGGCGGCAGTGGTGACGAGCTTATCACGGCGTTCCTAGATGCATCTGGACAGGCTGAACGGAGGCGGCGTGAGGTTGAGTATCATCAAGTCATGCGGCGTATTATCAACGGCGTTGAAGTTCTCGAAGAGGATGAATGGCCGGGAAGCATGATTCCAATCTGTCCGGTATGGGGTGATGAGGTCTATCTGGACGGGCGCCGTAACCTTCACTCGATGATCCGTGACGCCAAAGACCCGCAGATGATGTTAAACTTCTGGCGGCATTTGTGTTTAGACACCCCCATTCCAACCCCGACAGGGTGGACAACGATGGGCGCAATTCAGGTAGGAGACGAGTTATTTGACGAAACCGGACAAGTGTGTTCGGTGGTAGGCAAGAGTGCTGTTAAAACAACCGAGGACTGCTATCGGGTTGTGTTTGATGATGGTTGTGAGATTACCGCTAGTGATAGCCATGTTTGGCCTGTTGAGGAACGAGTAAAGCGGGTGTCCAGTGGCTTTGTGTGGGAAGATAAGCAAATCACGACTGCCGAACTTGAACCAAAGAAGCACTTCATAAAGATGACAGGGCGGATTGAGTTGCCCCACGCAGATTTACCAGTCCACCCGTATGTTCTGGGGCAATGGCTCGGCGACGGTAGCACGAAGGCTGGTAGAATTCATGCGGCTATTGATTATGTGTTACCTACTATCGGTGCAATTGAAGCAGTTGGGTATGATTGCAGCCCTGTTGTGGAGCGTAACGGGTGCGGAACATTCACCGTCTATGGTTTGCAGACGCAGTTAAAAGAGGTTGGTGTCTTCGGGGATAAGCACATCCCGCAAAAATATCTTAGGGCGTCACAAGAACAAAGATGGGCCTTGTTGCAGGGCTTGATGGATAGCGACGGGACGCATAATTCCTCCAATAACTGTTGCGGGTTCACCACGACAAACACACAGATTCGGGACGGCTTTGCCGAGTTGTTGCGCTCACTAGGCATCAAAACAAAATATGTGACCCGCGAACCAAGGGACGGCATGGTTCGCGGCGTTGATGTTGTGGGTCGCCTTACTAGTTACCAATTCAATTTCACTGCATATGCAGACGAGGCAGTCTTTAGGGTTTATCCCAATCCAGCAGGGGGTGTTGAGCATAAGCGGCGTACCAAACGCCATTCGATTGTAAGTGTAACACCAATTGATAGCGTCCCGGTTCAATGTATTGGCATCGACGCGCCGTCACATATATTCCTCGCTGGGGAAAGCATGATCCCAACGCATAATTCTTCCTCTACCGAGCTTGTCGCCCTTGCGCCGAAAGCGCCCTGGGTAGGCCCGAAAGGGTTTATTCCTAAAGGCCATGAGAGCAAGTGGGCAACGGCGAACACCCGTAGTCATTCTGCTTTGGAATACGAGCCGAGCGCCGGTCCTCCTTCCAGGGTGCCGTTTGCCGGTATTCCTGCCGGTGCCTTGCAGGAGGCAGCGAATAGTGACGTTGATATGCAAGCCATCACTGGTATCTACCCCTCATCTATAGGAGCGC